GTGCTCTCATCGCGGCGGGCGTAGGTGGCCAGCACTGCAGGTTCGGCGGCGGCGATGGCAGCCGATATCTTTTGATTTAATTTATCGATTTTGGTAGATTGCGTCATGGTCATTCCCTCCTCTATAGGGTTTGGTCTGTGCCCCGTGTCCGGTTCCCGCCGGCCGGGGCTTTTTTGTTGTCTGTTATCTATATGTAATACAATTTGCTAGCCAATGCAAGCGAAAAATGTAATTTTTTATTGTTAATAAATACAGCATGTTAGTTAATTAAGTTTTTGATTAAATTATTTGTATGGCGCAAAATGCGCGGGGGTTGACGATTTACTGGGCGAAAAATGCTGGCGGCGCTGATTTCGCGCAAAAAAATCAATCAAAAAACATGTCAAGCGCAAAAAACAATAAATAAGCCTCGTTTACCCGCAAAAAACAATAAATAAGCCTCGTTTACCCGCAAATACCAAAACAGCCGAAAACGTCGGGTATAATCCCGGCATGGCTACCACCACATTTACCACCTGGGCGGCGCTGCGTGATGCGCTGCTCGACAAACTCGCATCACGTGATTTTTCTAAGTCGTCCGCCAGCGTATCCGGCAATCAGATCAGCTGGTCTGGCGCGGATGAATTGCTCAAGGTGCTCAATCATGCCCGCACCATGGCCGCCATGGAAGACGGCAGCGTCTCGCTGCGTGTTTACGCCAGGAACGGGGGGCGCGGCTGATGGCTCTTCTGGATGCGATGGAACAAGGCCTTGACCGGCTGATCGGAATTTTCTCCCCCAGGGAAGAGTTGCGGCGGCGCATCGGCCGGGCCGCCCTGGAAAAAGTCAGGTCATCCACCTATGCCGCCGCCCAGTCGCCGCGCACTATCGGCTCCTGGTCCCCGGTGGAATCAAATATTAATACCGTCATCGCCAATTCCGCCCAGCCGGTGCGCGCCCGCATCAGGCAGCTGGTGCGGGACTTTCCTTATTTTTCCCGCGCCGTTAACGTGCTGACCGACTATGTGGTCGGCGCCGGCATCACCATGCAGAGCCGCATCGCCAAACAGGACGGCGGGCTGGACAAAAAACTGATCCAGCTCACCGAGGACGCTTTTGCCAGCTGGGCCGATGAGGCCGATATCTCCGGCCGGCTGCATTTTTACGAAATGATGGCCCTGGCCAAGCGGCAGGACCTGGAATGCGGCGAATTTATCCTGGTCAAGCGGTATCCGCGCGACCGCAACCGTTACCTGCCGTTTGCCCTGCAGATGTACGAGGCGGACTGGCTGACCAGCTACGGCGCGGTGCCGGTGAAAAGCAACACCATTGCCGGTCGGCCGCGCATCGATATCCACGAGGGGGTGGAATATGATCGGGAAACCGGCCGCATTCTGGCCTACCATTTCACCGATCCGGACGGCTGGGGCAAGACGGTGCGCGTTGATGCCGAAAATGTGATTCACGGGTTTAAAACCCTGCGGCCCGGCCAGCTGCGCGGCATTTCCGAGTTCACTCCCGGGGTGCTGGTGGCCCGCGATCTGTCCACCTATATGGACACCGAGATTGACACGGCAAAGCTTGCGGCCAAGTATCTGGCCTTTGTCAGCACGGATGATGTGTATGGCCGCCAGGCAGGCAGCACCACCCTGGACGACGATACCGGCAAGCGGCTTGATGAGATGGAAAACGCCATCATCGAGTATCTGCGGCCGGGAGAAAAAATAGATATTGCCAGCAATCCCAGGCCTGGGGATAACTTCCCGCCCATGGTCAAGCTCATTCTTACCATGCTGTCCGTCACCACCGGGGTGCCGTATGAACTGCTATCAGGAAATTACGAGGGGATGAATTATTCGGTAGGGAAAATGGTTCGCAACGATTTTTCCCAGCAGCTGCGGCCGGTTGCTACTCGGCATATCAGGCATTTCTGCACGCCGGTGATGCGGGCCTTTATGGATGCGGCGGTTTTGGCGAACCGTCTGCCGTTCCGCACTTACTACACCAACCCGGCGCCATACCGGAAAGTGGAATGGCAGCCGCCCGGCATGGAATCAATCGATCCGAACCGCGAGACCAAGAGCAATATCGACCAGGTGCTTGCCGGCTTGCGCAGCCCGCAGGAGATTGTCAAGAGCCGCGGCCGCGATCTGGAGGATGTTTACAAAGAAATTCTCGCCGCCAAGGTGCTGGCAGAGGGAATGGGGCTGCAGTTTGACCTGTCCTCTATTTCCACCGCCCTGGCCAATAACCCGGCGGCCATCGAAGGACAGAGCAATAAGAAGATGGAGGAACAGTAATGATTAAGGCATACCGCGCTCTTGCTTTGCGGCTCAAGGACAATGGGCCGGTAACCCTGGACGTTGACACCAGATCACTTGACGTTACCTGCGCCAGTGAAAAAAGGGTGCGTGTTTTCGACTGGGAGCGTTGGGAGACGATTGAAGAGGTGCTGCTGATGAGCGGCTGCAAGCTGCCGGAAAGCCGGCAGGTGCCGTTGCTCGACTCGCACCGCCGCTATGATACCTCAAGTGTCATCGGATCATGCCGCAATCTGCGGGTTGATGGCGCCGTCCTGGTAGGAAGGGCTTTTTTTGCCGATGACCGGGGGGCTGAATCCGCCTGGAACAAGACCAGAGACGGACATATCACCGATTTTTCAATCGGCTACGTCATTGATGCCGCCACCTGGGTCCCGGAAGGGCAGACGGTCGTGATTGACGGCCGCAGCTTTACCGGGCCGGTGCGGGTGGTGACGGAATGGACCGTCAGGGAGCTTTCCGTCTGCCCCATCGGGGCAGATGAAACCGCCAAGGCCCGCGCCGAGGCGGATATACATAAACAACAGGCAAGGGCAGATAACCCCGCGCCAAAACAGGAGACCGTTATGGACCCAAGAACGCGGGCCTTCCTCGAAAGTCGGGGACTGGCCAAGGATGCAACGGAAGAGGCCGCGTGGGAATACCTGCGCAAGCTGGACGCGGAGGGTGATCAGTCCCGCGCCGGCGTAAATAAAGACGACATTGACCAGGCGGTACGGGCAGCCATTGAGGCGGAAAGATTGCGCCACACCGAGATTACCGCCATGGGGGCAAGATTTGACTGTTCAGAGCTGGCCGGTCAACTGGTTAAGGACGGCTCGACCGTTGAACAGGCCAGGGAGAAAGTTTTGAACCATGTCGAAGCGCAGCGCGGCCAGGATAAGGCCCCGGCGTTCCGCGTTTCCATCGGCGCGGATGAGCGGGACAAATTCCGCGCTGCCGGCGAGCATGCCCTGCTGCTGCGCTCCGGAAAAATTCAGGTGGCATCCCCTGCCCCAGGCGCCCAGGACCTGATGGGCTACAGTCTGCGCGAAATGGCCCGCCATTCCCTGGTGCTGGCCGGGCAACCGACAAACGGCAATGTGCTGGAGATGGTCGGCCGCGCCATGACCACAAGCGATTTCCCCTATCTGCTCAGCAACGTAGCCAACAAGAGTTTGCTGACCGGCTGGGAGACGGCCCCGGAAACATGGCAGATGTGGTGCGGCGAGGGATCGCTGTCTGATTTTAAGACCAGCGACCTGGTCAGCGTATCGGAAACGGAAGACCTGGACCAGATCACGGAAAAGCAGCCGTATGAATACGGCAAGCGCTCTGATGCCCGCGAGCAGGTTCAGCTGGTCACCTATGGCAAGCTGTTTGCCATCAGCCGCCAGACTATCATCAACGATGATCTCGGCGGCCTGACCGATGTGCCCATGGCCCATGGCGAGGCGGCGGCCCGCAAGGTCGGGGATCTCCCTTATGCGGTGTTGACCGCCAATGCAGCCATGCGTGACGGCGTGGCATTATTTCATGCCGATCATGGCAACCTCGGAACCACAGGCGTCATCAGCGAAACGACAACCTCCGAGGCCATCAAAAAGATGAAGCTGCAAAAGGACCTGCTGGCCAAGCGTCGGCTGAATATCAGGGCTGAATATTTTATTGCCCCTGCCACGGTTGAAGGTGCGGCGGAGATCTTTTTCAATTCCATTCAGTTTGCCGCAGCATCCACCGCGGCCACCAGAAACAATCCGTATGCCGGACAGCGGTTCCAGCGGATCTATGAGGCGCGGCTGGATGACAGCAGTGCCACCGCCTATTATTTCGCCGGGCCGAAGGGAAAGACGATCATCGTCTATTTTCTCAATGGACAGAAAACACCTTACATGGAGACCAAAAACGGATGGTCGGTGGACGGGGTGGAGATGAAGGTGCGCATTGACGCAGCGGCCAAGGCCCGCGACTGGAAAGGTCTTGTCAAAAACGCCGGGGCGTAAATAAAGCTGATCTAACGTTCAAGCGTTCAGGAATGTAAACCCCTGAACGCTTTTGACGATTAAATACTTAAAAGCTTTTTACAGGAGAAAATATCATGAAACGTCAGGGACTTGAACCCAAGAAAAGGGTTGCCTATTTTGAATATGATTTCGCCATTGACGGCGGAGCGGTGGGCGACATCGCACTGCGCGGCGATCGGCTGCCAAACGATGCGGTGGTGGATCGCGGCATGATCCATGTCAACACTGCGTTGACTTCCGGCGGGTCGGCAACCATCGCCAACAAAATTCTGTCCGCCGGGGACGTGCTGGCAGCTGCGGCTGTTGCGTCATTTTCAGCCAATGCGTTGCTTGACACGGTGCCGGTCGGCACGGCGGCAACGTCAATCCGCACCACCTCGGCCGGGCTCGGCGTGACCATGACCGTGGCGGTTGCTGCGCTTACCGCAGGAAAATTCACGCTGGCTCTGGAGTATTTTTAACCCATGACCTGGCAGGATGAACTCTGGTTGGCGGCGGCCGATATCATTGCAGATCTGGGCGAGCCGGCCGTGGTGGACGGATCAACCATCCAGGCGCTGTTTCATGCAGCGGGCAGCGTGCTGACCATCAACGGCGAGGAGATGGTGATTGCTGATCCGATGGCCATGGTCACGGCTGCCGATGCAGAGGAGCTGGGCATCGATGGCGGGGCCTCGGGCACGGCCATCATTGTGGCCGGGGAGAATTACGTGGTGCTGTCCGCGGTTCCGGACGGCAATGGCCTGGTCGCCTTGACCCTGGGGGCCGCCGCATGAGCCGCCGGCAGCAGATCATTGACGCCCTGGCCGCCAGGCTGGCCGTCATCACCGTGGCCAACGGTTATACCACCAATGCCGGGGCCAGGGTGTATGTCTGGCGGCTGGTGCCGGTGGTGGCCAGCGAGTTGCCCTGTTTGCTGGTCGCCGACAATGAGATTTCCCGGAGTTTTGACAGTGATGTTTTGATAGGGCATGCTGTCAATTTTCTGACGGTCGACATTGTGGCGGCAGCGGACGGCAACACCACGGCCTCCATGGCAAGGGACATGGAGGCGGACATCGTCTCCTGTCTGTCGGCCTGGCCGAATGCCGGAGGCCTGGCCGACTGGCTGCAGATCGACAAAAGCCAGCTGCTGCTCGAACAGCATGAGCAGGTAACGGGGGCGGTACGGGTGACGGTTGTCATCCGTTACCAGTTGCCGACCGGACAGATTTAACAACAAAAGTGAAGAGCGGCTAACGCTTTTTGACAGGAGGTTATTATGCAGGCACAAGGGGCGCTTGGACAGCTGCTCATGCAGATGGAGAACACCTACAACACTCTGCCGACCAACGTCAAGAGTAAGAAGGTTTATTTTGCGAGTGAGTCGCTCAGCTTCAGCCAGGGCGCGGAAAAATCGGACGTACTGCGCGGCGGCGTGCGGCATCCGACCAGGTCTTTGCGCGGTCAGACCGATGTGACCGGGGACATCAACACCGAACTGCAGGCCACCAGCGCCCTGCTCTATGCCGCCTGCGGCAGCATGGAAACCACCATGAGCGGCGGCACCCTTGGTACGGCCATGACCACGCCGGCGGCGGTGATCGATGCGGTCAACCAGACGATGACCATCACCGCCGTCGCCCACGGCTGCTCGGTTGCGGACAGCGTGGAAATAGCCGGGCTCACCGCCCCTACCAGCCTGAACAGCAAAATATGGCCGGTAATCGGGGTGACCAGCGCCGATATATTCGTTGTCCGCATCCCCATGGGCACCACCACCACCTATACCCTGGGGACAGGCACCATTAAGCGGGTGACGGCAGGAGGCGTTTGCACCCATACCATGAAGGCCGGCGGCAAGCTGCCATCGTATGTGATCGAGAAAGGCCTGACGGATGTCAGCCAGTACCTGCGTTATCTCGGCTCGGTCTGCGGCAAATTGACCTTCGGCATCGGCGCAACCGGGGCCATCAAGCTGACCGCCGGTTTCATGGGGGCCAGCGAGACCCCGGCATCATCCAGTTTTGACACCGGAACCCCGCTGGATAACGGCAAGCGCAGTTTTGACAATCTTGGCATTGCCGCTGCCAACATCAAGGAGGGCGGCAGCGCGGTGGCCAATATCCTGGGTATCGACAATATCACGCTGGATAACCAGCTGGACGGCGATACATTCGTGGTAGGCGGCGCCGGTTCGCGCAGCGCCATCAACCCCGGGGTATACTCGGTGAACGGCACTGTGCGGGCCATGTTCGAAAACATGGACCTGTACAACAAGGCGAAAAACTCGACCGAGTCGTCCATTGATTTCACCGTTACCCGCGGCGACGGGGACGGCACGGACGGCAACGAGTCGCTGCAGGTGGTGATCCCTGAGCTGGTCTATCAGGCAAAATCTCCGGTCATCGACGGGCCTAAGGGTGTGCGGGTCGAACTCAATTTCGAGGCGGATTACGATAATAACGCTGACGCCACGGCGATGAAGTTTGTCTGTATCAACAGCGTGCTGCCGGGGGCGATGATTTAGACTGGTCTGGCTGGTCTTACTGGTCTTATTAAAAAAAAAGAGGGAACAATGGCGATAAAAATAACGGAAAATCCGCAATGGCATGAATTCCAGCCCGGCATCGAGCTTTTGATCAATCCCGTTACCAGGTCCGACATGAGGAAAATGGTAACGGATGCGAATGGCGACCAGGAAAAACTGGCCGAGCTGATGGCGGACCATACCCTGCTTGGCTGGCAAGGGCTTGCCACCGATGACGGCAGTGATCTGCCGGTGACGATTGAAAATAAAAAAGTGGTCATGAACAACATCATCCTTGCCCAGTTTATCGATGAAAAATCAACCGGGTTGCTGGCCGCCGAGGAGAAAGAGGAAAAAAATTAATTGCGGTCGCCGGTTGGCTGTATGACGCCGACGGCCGCGACTACTGCAAGGATTGCCTGGCGAAAAAACTGGCGGACAGCTGCGACGGCTGTGATTTTGCCATGCCTGCCATCCTGCCGGCCAACCAGGCAATACTTGAGCTGCTGCATCTCTGTTCCGGGCAGTGGCATTATGGTTTCTCCGGCCCGGTCTGTTTGAATCTGCAGGCCATTACCATGGTGGCTGACAAAATGGGCCTCCTGGTTGACGAAAATTTTTACTGGAAATTGCGGGCCTATGAGCAAGGGGCTCTGCAGGCGCTGCGGGGGAAAAAATGAGTGACCAGGTAAAAATAGTTATCTCGGCCGTTGACCAGACCCAACAGGTATTCAACCGGCTGAACAGGTCCGTAGGAGACCTGGCCAAAAGCCTGGTCGGCGCTTTTTCCGTCTGGCAGGCCGGGACATTGATCAAGGAGTCAGCCCTGCTGGCCGCCCGATACGAGACCCTTGGCGTGGTCATGGGGGTAATCGGCAATAATGCCGGTTATACCAGGACCGAAATGGAAGGGTTCGCCCAAACCCTGCAGCAGACCGGCATCTCCTCCGTTGAGTCGCGGCAGGTGCTGACGCAGATGGCGGCGGCCAATATTGATCTGGCCGAGTCAACAAAACTTGCCAGGCTTGCCCAGGACGCGGCGGTGATCGGCAACACCAATTCTTCCGAGGCCTTCCAGCGCCTGGTTTACGGCATCCAGTCCGCCCAGGTTGAGATGCTGCGCACCATCGGCATCAACGTCAGTTTCGAAAACGGCTATAAAACAATGGCCGCAACCCTTGGCAAAACCACCGCAGAACTCACCGAACAGGAAAAAATGCAGTCCCGTTTGCAGACGGTCATGGCCGCAGCGCCGCAGATCGCCGGAACCTATGAAGCGGCCATGGGAACCGTCGGCAAGCAGCTCAATTCGATGAAACGGTACACGGATGATCTCAAGGTCTCGTTGGGCGAACTGTTCACCCCGGCGTTGTCCCTGGCCGTGCAGCAATTGAGTGATAAGTTGAAGGGGGTCAATGCGGAGATGGCGGACAACAAAACAGCAGCCCAGCAATGGGGGCTGCAGTTGCGGACAGCCATGATCCATATCGAGGCTGAAGCCATCAGAATTACCATGAGGATTGACAAGATAGGCGGCACCATGACTTCAATCGGCCGGTTGATGCATATCCCGCAGGCGGCAATCGGGGTGCAGTTTTCCAAGGATGTCGTCGCAAAGATGGAGGAATGGAACAAACTATTTGAGACGCGTTACGAGGCCAATGACAAGCGGCTGATGGAGCTGGCTGAACTTTCCATCGCCCTGGAGAACGAGGCGGCCATGGCCGGCCAGTCATCCGCCGCCGAGGATGAGCTGGAGAAAAAACGCATTGCCGCAGGCCAGGCTGCCAGGGAACTTGCCGAACATATGGCGGCGGAAGCGTCAGGCCATACGGCATCGTCCGGCGCGGTCAAGCAGCATGCCGCCGAGATAGAAAAATTAAACTCAGGCATTAAGCGGGCAGTTGAAAAACTCAAAGAGAAACAGCGGCAGCAGGAGGCGGAGCGGATCGAGGCGCTTGACAGTTTTTACGCCCTGACCCCGGAACAGGAAATGGACCGGGTTGACAACCTCTGGCAGGAAAGGTTGGAACGGGAACAACGGGAGGCTGAAGAGTTGGCCGGAATAAATAGTGATGTCGCCAACCGGATATCGGAGACCTGGCAACAAGCCCAGCGCAACATGACGGATTTTTCCAGGGACTTTTTCTTTGATCTGATGAAGGGCGATATTGACGACCTCGGCAACAGATTCGCCGACATGGCCATGGACATGGTGGCCAACTGGCAGGCCGCCCAGCTGCAGATGGCGATGTGGGGAGACGAACCCAGCTCGGGCGGCGGATTTGGCAACGGCCTGATAGCGGCCGGCGTCAATGCCGTTTTCAAGGGTTACACGCAGAATGCCGGGATAGACGCGGCCCTGACTGATTATTATAATTTCCACCGCGGCGGGCTGGTCGGCCGGGACGGCAGTCCGGGCCGGGCGCCGTCATCTCTGTGGAGCAATGCCCCGCGCCTGCATTCCGGCCTGCTGCCTGACGAATTTCCGGCCATCCTGCAGCGTGGTGAAGCGGTGATCCCGCGTAATGCCGTGGGAGGCATCGGCGGCAATGTCACAATCAATGTCTATAACCAGGACGGCGGGAAAAAGGATGTGGAGGACGCGAAAATAAAGTTTGACGTGCGGGGGATGGTTGTAGACGTTTTTCTGCGCGACATGGCGGAAAACGGTCCGATCCGCCAATCAATGGGGGGAGGATTGTAATATGGCTGTCTTCCCGGTATTCAGCCAGGGTTTTGTCAGCGCCTCCGGGTATGCGGAACGGTATACCAAAGGGGGCGATCTGGTGAGCCAGACGTCGTCAGGGTATAACATTACCCGCCGGCAATTTACCCGCCGGCCGAAAACATTTACCGTGCCGTATAAGGGTTTGCTGCTGACCGACAAGGATTTGATGGACGCCTTTGTGCTCGAACAGGGCATCGTCGGCAATTTCTCCTGGACGCATCCGGTCACCGCCGTTGTCCATGATGTACGCATGCTGGATATTCCTGATATCACGCAGGACGGGGTCAACTGGAAGTTTACCGTTAAACTGGGGGAAGTCTGATGTTATCGCTTTCCGCCGCCGCCATCCTGGAAAAAAATAAGATCGCCTCAACCGGGGCCTGGCTGTTGCTGCTGCAATTGGATGTTGACGAAACCACCATCAGGGTGGCTCTCAACAACGAGGACATTGTCTGGCCAACCGGAGGAAATGTCTACCAGGCATTTCCTTTTGACCTGGGCGACGTGAACGAGGACACCAAGGGGACCCTGCCGTCCTTTGCCATCCGCGTCTCCAACGTCACCCGCGCCCTAATTCCCTACCTGGAAACCACCGACGGATTTAAAAACGGGGTGGTCACCTTGCGTGTGGTCCATTCTGCTCATCTGGACCTGACCACGCCCGAGCTGGAGGAGACGTTTGACGTCCTCGGCGTGTCTGTTGACGAACAGTGGGTAACCATCAATGTCGGCGCGGAAAACCCCATGCGGATGCGGTCGCCGAGGGACCGTTATCTGAAAGACCATTGCCGGTTCAAATTCAAATCGACTTTGTGCGGTTACGGCGGGTCGGCGGCGGATTGCAACAAGACGTTCACCCGCTGCCGGCAGCTGGGTAATTGGACCCGTTATGGCGGTTTCCCGGGAGTTGGCGGGGGTGTTTATGTGTGACGTTACTGATTTGATCGGCAAACCGTTTCACCGGCGCGGCTGCGGCCCGGACCATTACAACTGCTGGGGGTTGGTGATGGAGGTATTGAAGCGATTCGGAGCAAGCGCCCCGGATTACGCGGTGGATGCCGCGGCCACTTTGGCCATCAACGAAACCTATCTGTCGTTGCTGGATGTGGCGGTGGCCGGATCTGGCCCGTGGAAAATTCTTGATGGTCCTGAACCAGGGGCGGTGGTGGCGATCCGCAACGATCCGCGGCTGGTAGACCACATGGGCGTCTGCCTCGGCAACGGAAAATTTATTCACATCATGAGCTCAATCCGGGTTTCCATCGAGCGGTTGAATGATCCGCAATGGCGGAACAAGATCGCAGGATATTACCGTTATGCTGGTTGATGAGCGGAAAATAACCGTGGTGACGGTGCGCAGCATTTTCACCCTGACCGACCGGGTAATTACCCGCGAGGTGTGGCGGTCCGGGCTGACGGTTGGCGATCTGGCGCCCGCCGCGGCGCAATACCGTGACGTGGAAATGGTTTATTCCCGCAACAGCCGGGAGGTGGACGGCAAAACAATGGTCATGCCGGGCGACATTATCGTTTCCTGCCCTTTACCGCAGGGAGGGGACAACGGCATTCTGCGGGTCGTGGCGATGATCGCCGTGGTGGTGGTGGCGGCAATCGTCTCCGGCCCTGCAGGCGGCGCATGGTCTTCATCAAGTTTCGGCATGGGCATGTCAGCAACAACTGCATCGGCATTAGTTTCGTCCGCAATCATGGTGGCCGGGGCAATGCTGATCAACGCGGTGCTGCCGCCCACCGCACCTGATACCCCGCAAATAGGCAAGGATGCCTGGAACGAATCTCCGACGTATGGATGGGGACCGCTGCGGCAGACTGAAGGCCAGGGATATCCGATTCCCATCCTGTTTGGCAAGATGCGGGTGGCTGGACACGTCATCAGCAAATTTGTCGAGGTGAACGGTCAGAAACAGTATTACAACGTCCTGCTCGGGGTGGCGGACGTGCCCCCTGGAGAATCAGGCGTCACTATATCCGATATCGAGATTAACGACCAGCCTGCCAGCTATTTCGACGGGGTAACGATTACCACCAGGCCTGGCGGGGTGGATGATACGGCGATTGACGGGTTTGACCAGGTTGTCTGGCAGCAGGATTTTGCCAGCAAGCTTGTTTATAATAATGCGGTGCAGGTCCAGACTGCAGGGGATGCGGTGCAGCGGGTTGAGNTGGACATCACCGCCCCTTACGGCATTTATTACAGCAATGACCAGGCCGGGCTCGACCAGCGGCAGGCTGAAGTGAAAATTGAATACCGGCTGGTGGGCGCCGGTACGTGGACCCTGCACAGCAACAATGTCATTACCGGCAAGACAACCGAGCCGGTACGCAAGACCTTTGCCGTTAATCTTTCCGCCGGACAGTACGAATTCCAGCTGACCCGCACAAACGGGGAATCAACCAAGACGCGGGAAAAAACCGCTATCTATCTGGTGTCCATGCGGGAAATCATCAAACGGGAACTGACATACCCAGGGCTGGCGAAATACGCGGTGACCGCCCTGGCGACTGATCAGCTTTCCGGCGGGGCCCCAAGCATCACCGGTTTGGCCGAGAGGGCCGAGGTGCAGGTATACAACCCATACACTCCTGGTTGGGAAACAAAATCGGCGGAAAATCCGGCATGGGCTTTTTATTCGCTGGCAGTCGGCCATCACGGCATCAACCGCGCCAGGATGCTTTATGACGAAATCAAGGAATGGGCCGATTATTGCGCGGAGGATTTCGGCGGCCGGCCGCGTTTCCGTCTTTCCGTTTACCTGGATACCGGCTCTGATTTCTGGACGCAGGCCATGGCTATCTGCCAGATAGGCCGGGCAATTCCGGTGCGCCGTGGGACAAAATACGGAGTGGTGGCGGAAATGCCGTCCACGCCGGTGCAGATGTTCAACATGGCGACCATCAAGGCCGGCTCGTTCTCCATGAATTATCTCGGATTTTCCGACCGGGCCAACTCGGTTGAGGTGACCTACAAGGATGAGGACCGCAATTACGAGACCCAGACCATCGCCGTCTATACGGATGACTACGATACCGCCACCACCGATAGGCGGGCCAGCAAACGGATTTACGGTTGCCCTGACCGTGACCAGGCGATCACCGAGGCGGCATTTCTGGTCAATTCGACGAATAATCTTATTCGCGTCGTTAAATTTGAGGTCGATATCCNCGCCATGGCGTTGCAGGTCGGCGACCTGTTTTATTTTTCCCAGTCCGTCACGTCGTGGGGATCATCCGGCCGGGTGGTGAGCGCAACAACGGACAGCATTACCCTGGACAATGCGGTTGACCAGGGAGGGGGGCCGTATGCCATTTTGCTGCAAACGGCTGATGACACGATTTTTGATAAAAATATTTCCTCACTTGGTGAGGACGGCA